CCTTCTCGGATGCCCACCGCTGACTGTACGCAGAGACCAGATACACGACCGTCGACTCGTGCGACGATCGCCCCCGCCTATAACAAAGGCGCTTACCAAGTGATACCCGACTCGGATATCGAACATATCGGGAGATGATATGCAAAACGATAAAGGCGAAACGCCACTCGACGTGGCGAGAGGAAACGTACTACAAGAGATTTACAATCTCATTGAATATTCTTCGGACGAGTACTATAGGACTAAGTTCGACCAAGTTACGATCGGACATTACAAATCGATTTATTTCAAACTAGCTTCCGACTGGAAGATCGATATCCCGTCGAGTATCTTGACATGAAGTATTACATAAGCCGATTGAAAACTGCGAACCTATCCATCTCGACTGTAGTTAGACGATTGAAAGATTTCCGACCAGCCGAAGGTGAGCAATACGTTGTTCGCAAAAAAGCAGATTTAGATGCTGATTCTCTTTCTACGATCCCAGTATACAGAGGTGTCGACGGGAAACTTAAGAAAGAGAAAGACCATTTCGTAATGCTCTTTTAGTGCTTTACCCTCGTTTTTTCCCGCCTTACTATAGGCTACGGGCGCGTAACCGCGCCCTAGGATTTTTACCCATAGAAAGGAGAATAGAATGGATATAGCCCATCTAGAAATTCATCACCAAGCGCAGTTGCGTAGTATGTACTACAGGCACAAACGCTTACGACGAGAAATCGCCGACGAAATACGACTAGCGCGGATCGCACTAGAAAAAGGTAAAGAGCTGATTGCTCTTGCAAAACTAGCCGAAGCTGAAGACCTCGCGAAAGGAGAATAGAGTGGAGCTTAAAGACATAACGATGGGTCAGATGATGACCACAGGCCGATTCGCAGATTACAGATTTAGCCCGAAACTAATCTCGATTTTTTCTGACGCAGCAAACGAAGAAGGATACAGCCTTGAATTAGCTGAACTCCGATACGAGGAAGTCGATAAACATTTTAATATGCCCGAAGACGAAGAACATATTTCAGTAGTTGCATGGCATGAAGGATCTGATAGTGACGAGCCAGGAGATTGCTCGATATTTATGTACCGCGACCCCGTTACGAAAAAGAACCGAGTCATCGGCGAAACATTCGATAGCCACGGTGGAATGTACTTGATGTCGATTGTTTAGAAAGGAGAATAGAATGGATATGCAAGATAAACAATTTAACGAGATTTCTGGTCAGATCACAGAGTTGCGAGACTTGATCAACACCCTCCTCCGAAAAGCAGTAAACGTGGAAATGTGGCGAAAAGAAAACCACGCCCACAGCAGAGTGGAGAGCGAAGGTATTAAAGAAGATGCGGATCAAGCTCTGGCACTCGTAGAATTAATCGAAGCAAAACTAGACTTTGAAGCAGTGCTTAGATCAGCAGACGATGAGGACACAGACTACGATACATACTTACTCGCTAAAAACGATTTAGTGATAGCAAAACACCGTTGGGCGGCAGTTTCAACCTGATCTCGATGCGTGAGAAATAACCATTAGTATGGTTATGTGGAGCGAAGCTGCTAGATTACCTCCCAGTGAACAATAACTAAGACCCCAGCTCCACGAGCAAGCCAAGCCCACTTCGGTGGGCTTTTTTGTGCGTATTAGAAAGATTACTGATATTGTCTATTTGGAAAAAAAACTTTTTTTTATTTTTTTAACAAAAACGACTAATAGAGTAATAGAAGTAATAGAGTGATGAGGAAAGCCTCGTGGGACAAGGGACGGGGACCGTGGTGAGTGTGACTGAAAAGTAATAGAATTTATTAGAACTATTAGTTCTAAAACAGAGAATAGAGAAGATAGGCCGCGAGCGAAATCTTTTCTTTTTTATAAAAATATTATTTTTTAGATTATAGTAGTAGACCACAGACCCCTCGGATCCACTGCATGAAAGAGCTACAGTACACTCCTATGATCCCATCTGACGATGGTAATGGCTTCATCGACCCCGATGGTAAGAGGTGGCACCCGCTAAACCCGAAGCAAAAGAAGTTCGCTCGAGAGTATCTGAAAGGCCAAAACGCTACCGAAGCAGCTGTCAAAGCTGGTTATACGAAGAACAGAGCCGCTGCCAAAAGACAAGGCAGTGTGTTACTCAATCACAACCCGCTACTCCGAAACTATCTGATCGACCAGGAAATCAAGGAGGCAGAGAGGGATAGAGTTTCCATGGAGGGCCACCTATCCGCGCTTCATGACTTGCGCGAGGAGGCACGCGACCAAGGCCAAATCAACGCGGCCATCACCGCAGAGATTCACCGAGGGAAGGTCGGAGGACTTTACATCGATCGACGTGAAGTATTGACCGCGAAGATCGACTCACTATCCAAGGATCAGCTGATCGATCGACTCGGACAACTCATCACGAAACGTGTACCGCAAACGATCGAGGGACAGATTACGAATCGGATCGGATCGATCGACGGATCGACTGATCGATCGATCGACTACATAGAAAAATAGCAGGGGGCCGCGCCCACCCACCCTCCCACCCACCCTTATTTATTTAGCGATGGATTGATTGACTGATTTTCTAGACGGTTGGGCACAAAAAAGGGAGCCGAGTGGCTCCCTTCGTGGGTGGCGATCCTTCTATTCGAAGGATCCTAGTTTGACGATACCGGTCTTTCCTTTCCACTCTTTGCGACCTTCGATCTGCATTTTGTAGTGGGTCATAACAACCGCCGCGTCCTGCTGGTATCCCCAGTCGGATAGCGCGTCGACGATATCCTGAATCGCGACCATCCGGTGCGCGTCGCCAGCAATCGCGTAGTACGCGGTGATGATCTTTATCATCTGCTTAGGGAGTCGCACGCCAGACGGCACGCTGTCGAACATCACTGATCCGCTGGTAGCTTTGCCAGTGCCGACCATTTCAGGGAGAGTCATAGGTGCAGATATCTGCTTTGTAGCTTGATTAGCCATTTTATTTTCCTTTCTACTTTCTAAGTGTAAGTGGCCGGCCCTACTGCCTAACCACGGAACCTATCTTCGCTCACAACGCTGCCAAAGTAAAGCACTAACAAAAACTTTTTTACAACCGCTCGCGCCTAACTTGCCCCGTTAGGTCGCGCCTTAGCCGAGGCGTTAGGTCGCGCCTTAGCGAGACGGTTAGCGAGACCCCCCATACCCCCAAAAGTGCCGCAAGGCACCCACCCGCCCACCACTACCTGAATCCCGCCTCTTTTTCGGCTGTACTTTTGCTACGCATCCCAAAAAATATTTCGCGTAAAAAATTTTACGAAAAAATTTTTCGCGAGTAGGATTCCGCTATGGCTGAACGTAAGAAAAAAGATCCACGATTAGCGAGAGCTGGCGTTTCGGGGTATAACAAACCGAAGCGAACCCCGAGTCATCCTAAAAAATCCCATGTTGTTGTTGCTAAAGAGGGCGATAAGGTCAAGACGATTCGTTTTGGTCAGCAGGGAGTAAAGACTGCGGGTAAGCCTAAGAAGGGTGAGTCAGCAAAGCAAAAGGCTCGTCGTAAGAGTTTCAAGGCTCGTCATGGTAAAAACATTAAGAAAGGCAAAATGAGCGCAGCTTATTGGGCCGACAAGGTGAAATGGTAATGGACGATATGCAAGCGATTTATGACGAAGAAGTTGGCGGTAGATCCGGCGGCTTAATGTCTTTATTACGTGGTACGGGGGATATGGTTCTTGGTGAAGATATTATGGATAATCTTCCGATGTTACTTCGTGCGATGGAAGGTACGAATAAAGATACGTTAACAATGCAAGAAACCCGCGATATGTCGGGGCCGATGGATGAATCAAGTTTATCTGTTCAATTAAGTAATACTCCAGGATTAAGTTCAATGTTAGGGCCAGAAGCTGGGGTATTAGCGGCTATGGCTGGTGGGCCTATGGGTAAAGGTAAATCTGCAAAAGAATTATTAGAAGAAATTATGGAAATAGGTCGTAGGATGAAATCTGAGCAGGATATTATTGATACTCGTCGTGCTACAGAAAACGAAGCGGATCTCCCTGATTTTTTAAAATCGTTTTCGCAATTACAAAAAGAGCGTAAAGGTAAAGAAGGGTTTGACAAACTATTACAAGAGGATCGTGATAGATATATGGATTCGCCTGAAGCGTTAGAAGAAGCGATGCGTGTCCAAAAAGATATTTTAAGAAAAGCCCGACGCGATGGTGATATGATGGCTAAGGGTGGTCGCCCAGGATTATATGCAAATATCGCCGCGAAACGTAGACGGATAAAAGCGGGTTCTGGTGAGACGATGCGTAAAGCTGGATCTAAAGGTGCGCCGACGAAAGACAATTTCCGACAAGCCGAGACTACTGCTAAAAAAGCTAACGGTGGTGGATTAAGTTACGCTAAAGGTTATTACGGTAAATCGTACAAATGACCACGGCGGTTTTAGACCTGCAAAAAGCTAAGATTGAGAAACTTCAATCAGCTATTATGAACGCTGTACGAGAAACTTCTCCACAAATTCCCCCCTACATAAACACTCACCATTTTGCGGATGGGGTTTATGTTCGAGCATATTACGGCTTGAAGGGTTCTGTTGTCGTAAGTCAAGTTCATTTACATGAGCATATTACGATTTTAGCAGGAGGACACTGTCGGGTAATATCCACCATGCAAGAAAAAGAACAAGTAGACGTTTATAAAGATTTTGCGATAATGAAAACTGAGCCACATACGAAACGCGCACTATACTTTTTAGAAGATACGACGATACTTACTATTCACCCGAACCCAGACAATATTCAAGATGTTTCAAAGCTTGAGCAGATATTTGTCGTAGATAATTTCGAGGATATAAAGTAATGAGTTTTGCTGTAATAGCTACTGTGATTGGCACTACTGCAGCCACCACAGCTTATGGAGCTAGTAGATCTCGTAAAGCTCAAAAACGAGCACGAGAAGAGGCTAACCTACGTGAATTAATCGAAGGCGCTGCGCCTAATATTTCTAACGTATCTGATGTAATCCCTGAAGAAGTACAAGGTACTGATGTTGCGGGGTTAGAACGGGCGTTAGCTGCAATGGAATATGGTGAAGAAGTTCCTTTACCAGCAGCGCAACCTGATCCGATGGCTAATTTATCTGAAGAAGAATTAGCGGAGTTATTAGAGCAATCAGGATTAGCAGGTCAATTAATGGCCAGCGGTGGGCCAGTAGGTACACCTGAAGATGTTTATTATTTTAGTGTCCCACAAGTTATGGAGATGATGCAAGATCCGAATCCTCAAGTACAAGGGGTCGGTATGCAATTAGCAGATATTATGTCTTCGACTCCTGGAATGGATATGGTTCCCGCGACTCGCGATCAAATAACAAGGATGGCCGAAGGTGGCCAGATATCCGAGGAACGTCTTA